GTAGTCTGATGCAAGTTCCGAAGGCACGATGCAGTCATCCCCAAACACCGACACAGCCGCAAGATCCTCCCATTCGGGAAGGCAGCGTACTGATTGCCGGCTAACAAGTTTGGTTAGACGAACAGCGTGTGCATAAGTCCAGAAGACAAGCGTCTCAATTGGGAACGTTGTTGCATTCCCCATGGAGCTAAACATGTTCAACGTACTGGTCTCGCCATTGATTTGGGTCGACCTACACCGAACAGTTTCGCATGCCATGTACCATTGTCGTGGCAACAACCACTTCAATAGCTCCGGAGAGCTGCAGTCACTAGCACTCGACCAATCAATAGTTGCGTTCTTGCAACTTATGGACGATTCACGTGCCAGCTCCTTGTGCTTCTCAGGTAGAGACGAAACGTCTAAACCAACAGTCGACATCCGCTTATACATCATCGCCATCAGGCCTTGCTGGAGGTACATATTTCCAGTAGGCTCAATTGCGATAAAGCGGTTTATCTCAGTCGATTTTGGAACCGTAGTAGCGCGAGATCCCTCTACTTCTTCGAACACTTCCCCAATTGGGGTATAGCGGTTGTAATTAAAAACCGCCGCCTGCAATTCAAGATCGCAGTCGAGTGCACCGATTAAGAAGGGTTTTGCCTCTTTAGTCACCGTCATCGGGAATGTGAATTTACGCTCCTGGGAAGTGTCTTGATATGACACGCCTAGGGTCGAGCCCGCCGAGTTCTTACACTCAGTGAACCATTCATCATACTCGAAGCCTGACAACACCATGTGCATTAACGCACGTGCACGGATGTGGATGTTCTCACGTTCCGTGTGGCTTGGGCCTGGTCTGGCGGCATGATCCGGGAAGTAGTTGATTAACTTCTCGTTCACACCAGCCATGTGGTCGTTCACCTTAAGGAATTTCTCATAGGTGGCAGACTCCAGACTAGCCTCTCTGGTATCATCGGGGGGGACGAACTTTTTCAAGAGTTCGTTGACCTGACGGTTAAACGCGTAAAGCGTGGAGGTATCGTTTAGTGCATACATCTGTTGAGCACTTGCGAAATCTCGCTTAATTGCCTGATGGATAGCCGTTGCTATCTTACCAGGGTCAAAGATCGTTGGCTTTTTGATCTGCTGCTGTTTCTTACTCATCGGAAGTTCTCCTAGTTAAAGTAAGCCGTACACCTCATATTCGCGAAATTGCGGGTTATTGAGGTCCCAAATTGGACTGCTCGGGGGTAGGTTGCCCTCGCCCGTCTTCTAGCTTTAGAACCACGTTTACTGCCTCGCCATGTAACAAAGCGAGGACTGTGGTAATAGCTATAATGACGAGCGAAAACTTCCTTTTTTCACCCACGAGTGTTTAGTCCATGCTACCTTCGTCCCAGAACGACGTAAAATCTGTATCGTTCAGGACGTTCATAGCAAGCACGCGAGCGCTAGCCTTATCGGCCGCGGAGGTTTCCGGGTCGGTAGACTGCGAAAGCGTGAAGGTATCAACAGTGTGGTTGCCATTGGCCAACGTCCTTGGGATGTTGATCTTGCAAACACACCGCTGTTGAGTATACCCATTTGGGGCACCAGACGACACCTTGGGATCCTTGGATGAAAAGTTCAGTGTAGTTTGATCAATGAACTCACTTGAATCATCCAGGATAGCCTGGTGAGATACCAGGTCGTTTCCCTTGGTGATAAGACTGGTAGCAGTACCAGCAGTAATAGCCACCGTGCCATCTATAAGCACGGAACTTGAACGGATGGACATAATGTCTCTCCTATTTACTAGTTGTCACCGCATCTTGAAGTTGCCCAGAATTAGGGCTACAGCGTCAGCGATGTAAGTGGCGTCTTTAACGAAGTACTTTGGTGTGAACCGCGGTACCGCATCAAAGGCGGATGGCTTCCAGGGGTGGCGCTCGTACGCGAATTGCGTGTGAGTGTGCTCCTCGGAAGAGTGTATGGTGAAGCCAGCAAGGTTTCGATCCACGAACTTGTATTTTTGTAAGCTCGTGGACTTCGTCCTATAGCATCCCATGATAATTCTCACATTGGGATCTGCTAGATTGATCAGTCCTTTTGACAAGGACGTCACATCAAACAGACGATCGACCATAAACGAGTACGGCAAAACCTGCCATGCTGTCGTTGGCCAATCTTTAACCCTAAACCCTAAGCGATGCTTCCAGTCATAAACCGGGTTGGAAACCCGATACATGATAGTCGCATGTCCCTCTAATTCCTCAGTCAAAGTTCGACTGAAAACCTGAGTCCCTGAAGTTAGATCTCCGCTGTCCGATGCTTCTTCAAGCAACTTACAGCGAGCGAACTGCCTTTTCGGGATAATAGGAGCACTTGTAAAGTACGCGTCAACCGCATCTGATACACTTCGTACCAGAGGCGATACCGCAAAGCGATACTGCAACCATACATCGGCGTGAGCCTTTGCTATGATCAAAGCATCTCTCTTTGAGGGCACGAGCTTGTCATTTCTGACATACTCAAGCAACTTACCACCTTTTATTCGGCTTCTACGCCGGATGGTATCATAGTACGTACCTTTGAATGCACGCGATATTGACTGTAAAGACTTGATGGGGTTTCGAAGAAACCTCAAAGTCTCGCGAGTCTCTAACGCGTCTTCACCGAAGGCGTACGGTGTCGAGTCGATATTTGCCAAAGCCACAAGTTTACAACGGGTTT